CCCTACGGGGCGATCGTAACTACAATAAAAAAATATTATGATAAACGTAGATAGAATATATCAAAGAGTTTTAACTCTTGCAAATAAAGAACAAAGAGGTTATATAACTCCTCAAGAATTTAATCTGTTTGCTAATCAAGCACAAATGGATATATTTGAACAGTATTTCTACGATTTAAATCAATTTATAAGAACACCTGGAAATGACACTGTTCATGCTGATATGGTAGACATGCTAGAAGAAAAAATAGGTGTTTTTGAAGAAACTCAAAATTTACCATTAACTCTAGGTCAAGGATCTCTTGATAATTTAGGTAGATTTTATAGATTTTCTGAAGCTAGAACAGGTGGAACAAACACTACTTTAGAAAAGGTAAGTAAAAAAGATTTAAGATTATTTTTAAATAGTCCCTTAACAATACCAACTATAAATAGACCTATTTGTATAGTTGAAGAAGAGAATAATATAATAAGAGTTACTCCAAATACAATTACCAATATAGACGTAGATTATATTCAATCACCTAGATTAGTAAATTGGACTTATGTAGTAGTTCAAGGTAAAGCTTTATATAACAATTCTGCAGCTGATGCTCAAGACTTTAGTTTACATCCATCTGAAGAAACTGAATTAGTATTAAAAATATTAACATTAGCAGGTTTCACATTAAAAGATCCAGCGTTGTATCAAGCAGCTTCTGGAGAAGATATTAAAAACATTCAACAAGAAAAACAATAATACATGGCTTTATTAACAGAATCACAACAACAATATTACGATGGTAATAATTTTGGTGGTTATCAATTTATATCTTTAGATGAAATTATAAACAACTTTAGAATAGCTTATGTTGGTGAAAACAAAATAATACCTAAAGTGAAAAGAACAGATATAGCTTTTCACGCTCAAAGAGCGATACAAGAATTATCATTTGATACTTTTAAATCCATAAAAGCTCAAGAAATTACACTACCTCCATCAAACACGATGGTTTTACCTCAAGATTATGTTAATTACACTAAAATATGTTGGGTAGATGATAATGGTATAGAACGTCCATTGTATCCAACTAGACATACTTCTAATCCAATTCCTATATATCAAAATTCAGATGGTGAATATAAATTAACAGCTGTTGGAGATTTAGATTCTGATATATCAAACACAACGTTTAGTGTTGTATTAGATGGTGAATATAAGAATATACAAGTTGGAATGCGTGTTGTTGGACCTTATATCCCGGTTAATACATTTGTTAGAGGAACCTCTAATAATAACAGTATTACAACTGTAACCTTAGAAGATAACACTGGAGCCGGCGTGCTTCCAACACAAACAAACGCTGATGTCACACTAACATTTATGCATAGAAATAGAGATTTAGTTTTAGAAGAAGAAACAGCAGTTGTTGTAGAAAATTTAGATTGGAACACAACAGATTTAAAAATAACAGCAAACGCAGCCGCGGATATAACTGATGTAAAAGTAGGTATGCTAGTTTCTCATGATAACTTTCCCGAAGGAACGGTTGTTACAAACGTATCAGGAATTACAATAGTAGTTTCAGAACCACCGGATACAACCGTGTTGTCAAACGGAGGTGAAGTAACTTTTATATCAACACCTAAAAATTCCTCGACTTGGGACGCTTATAAGTCTGACACTTCTAGTAGTACAGATGATGCGTTATCCTATAATCATGATACTGATATTTATGATTTAAACGTAGGACAAAGATATGGTTTAGAACCACAACTATCTCAAACTAATGGAACGTATTATATAGATGGTTTAAAAGGATTAATTCATTTTTCATCTAATATTTCTGGAAAAACTGTAATATTAAAATATATAAGTGATGGACTTGGTACTGACGAAGAAATGATAGTTCATAAATTTGCAGAAGAAGCTATGTATAAATCTATAGCTTATGCTATTTTATCTACTACTTTAAGTGGACAAGTTTTAGTACCTAGATTTAAACAAGAAAAATTCGCAGCGATAAGACAAGCTAAACTAAGATTATCAAATATAAAAATAGATGAACTAACTCAAATTATGAGAGGTAAGTCTAAATGGATAAAAAGATAAAATATGCCAGAAATTAAAAATCTTTTTCGCTCTGGAATCATGAATAAAGATGATGATGAGAGAATAATACCTAATGGACAGTACAGAGATGCAATGAATATTGAAGTTTCTACATCTGAAGATTCAGACGTAGGAACAGTTCAAAATATACTAGGTAATACTAGAGTAGACAATTTGCTTAATTTATCAGGTAGTGATATGAAAGCTGTTGGTGCTATTGCAGATGAAAAAAACGATACTTTATATTGGTTCGTAACTGGTGATTCGAGCGGTAAAAAAATTGACGCTATTATAGAGTACCATCATAACGGTACTGTCACACCTATATTAGTGGATTTAAATGAAAGAGTTTTAAAGTTTGATAAAAATAATATAATTACAGGTATAAATATAATTGATAATTTATTGTTTTGGACAGACAATGTCAACGAACCTAGAAAAATAAATATAGATTCTTTTAAACTAAACAATCATACAGATTTAAATGATCATAGTACCATGTTTATTAATGGTAATGGTATTGGTTTTGTAACAGAAGATCATATTACTGTAATACGAAAAAAACCAACCAAAGCCCCTAAGGTAACTTTTGAAGAAAGTGTTTTAGAGAGAAATCTTGAGTTTGGTTTCGCAGATGCAAGTACTGCTTATGGACCGATAGACATATCTAATAATACTTCACAATTACCACTACCAGGAACTATGTTGACGCTTACACATATTGGGTATGTTGATAAATTCGATCCTTTTGAACTAGTTGTAGATGATGAAATAATATTAAGTAGACAAGATGCTCCTGGTAATTTACCACAAAACTACGAATTAAAATTAAGATTAGATACTATTCTTACAGACGTGTGGGATACCACTTTCGGACAACCATTACCTGGACAAGTTGGCGCTGGAGTATTTGAAGCTGAATTTGAAATATTAGAAATAAATAGTAGTATACCTACAAATACAGCTTTTCTTTATAACGCACAAAAGGTTTCAGAAAAAGATGTTATCTTTGAAAAAGATTTTATAAGATTCGCGACAAGATATAAATATGCAGATGGAGAATATTCTGCTTTCTCTCCTTTTACCCAACCAGTATTCTTAGCTGGATCCTATGGGTTCCATCCAACAAAAGATCCTCATAATTTAGGTATGTCTAATAAAGTTATTAATATAAGATTACAAGAATTAATATCAAAAGATGTTCCAGATGATGTAATTCAATTAGATATATTGTTTAAAAAAGAAGATTCGACGACTGTTTATTCTATTGATAGTATTAAACCCGATGATCATGCTAGTGGCTCGTACAATCTTTGGAACACACCTATAGAATACGAAGTTTTAGATGGTAATTATCCAGCTGGAGATGAGACTAGTGATTATCATGAACAATTTACATCTACATATACAGGGGAATATTTTATTTCTACTGAAAATATATACGCGGCATTACCAGAAAATCAAATGTTAAGACCTTGGGATAATATCCCTAGAAAAGCCTTATCACAAGAAATATCAGCGAATAGATTAATATATGGTAATTACATACAAAATTACAACTTAAAAGATTATCTTGGTAAAGAATGCCACACGGATATAACGGTCAATTATGAAAAAAGACTTTTTCCTAATGCTAATATTATAAAGTTTGATACAGGGGTAAGATCTGTAAAAGCTGAAAGAACTTATTATTTAGGTATTGTTTATGGTGATAAATATGGTAGAGAAACACCTGTTTTTACCGGAAAAAATAGTTCTATAAGAGTACCGTTTGATCTAGATTCTAATGTTGGAAGTGGAAATTTTGAAGGAGCAGCTAGTACTGCATTAAGATTACAAGTCAAATTATCAGGACCACAACCACACTGGGCTCATTATTATAAATATTTCTTAAAACAAACAACAGGAGAATATTATAATTTAGTAGTAGATAGGGTTTACAAGTCCACTCAAGATCAAACGCTTTGGTTATCATTACCTTCTTCTGATAGAAATAAATTACAAGAAGGAGATTATTTTACAATAAAAAAGCAAGCTGATTTAGAAGTACAGGTTCCAGTTGCAAATAAAATAAAAGTAATAGATATAAAAAATGAAGCACCTGATTCTATTAAATTTGATTACACTACTTTAGGTACTGGCGGAGGATCTTCAGCTAACTTATCTAGTTTATTTCCAGATTCTAATGGAAAACCAGCAGAAGATGTTTTCCGTATAGCTGTAGATAAAGAAGCTTGGATAGTCACTGAGCTTGGTGCTAATATAGAAGAAAATCCTCCAGAGACTAAATATGCAATACAATTCTCTATTTTAAGTGGAACTTCTAGAACTATGTCTGAGATGTATTTTGTATCTACCACCTTCATGGAAGACGCTGGAGTTAGCGGTAGATATGTATTCATACTAAGAAAAAAGATAACGGCAGCTGACTCATGGGTGGAAAGTTCAGCTGGTGTCTTAAATTCAACGCTTTCTATGGAGCTATTTTCTCTTGAAAATAAAAATTCTGTAGAGTTTGAAGGAAGATTTTTTGTTAAAATAGCATCAAATATAATAACACAATCTTACTTAGTGCCTGGAATTAATGATAACGTTGATTTTGCTTTAATAGCGAGGGCTTACGCATTTTGGTTAGCAGACGAACCTGTGTCTGGTACTATTGGAGGTGGTAATATGGGATGTTTTAATACAAGCTCTGGTGCTTCTGGACCTTGGGTTCAAAACACTACTAGTGCCGATGGTCGAAGTAAATTAGAATCAGAATGGGCTAATACTTTAAAGTTTAATACGACAGCTGAAAATAGTTCTGGTTGGTTCATAGACAACATGTATTTTGCGGCGGCTCAAGGAAATTACGAAGATGTTCCTGGAGGTGGATGGGACGCTTGGTACTCTGGAAGAATGCATAAAGGAAATCCAGTAGCAACCGTTTCTTTGACAGATCCCACTCCTATAGGAACGCAATATGTCAATAGTATAGAGGGTATAGTTAAAGTAGATAATACTGCTGGAGCATATAGTTATCAATCTTCCGCTCCATTTGGACCTCAAGGAGCTAGAAGTTGGAGTAAATATCCTTATATCTGTCACAATAGTTTAGATCAATATCATACACTAGACAGTACTTATGGAACTTTACCCGCGGGACAAGTCCATTACACCGATACTTATAGAGCTGAAGGTCCTTACCCGGCGCAAAATGGTACTGGGCAAGGTGTGTTTATGCATTTATCATTTTCTTCTGTCGGTGTTGATTTACATGACGGTGATTTTACTCCGCTAACTGATGCTATTAACGCGGGTGAACTTGTAGAAGACGAATTTTATAAAAACTTACAATGGATTTTGTCTAGTGGAATACATTTTCAAGGAGATTTTGATAGTTATGTAGGGAAAAATTTTGCACACTTTAATGCTAATGTAACAGCTGTAGGATTAGAAGCGCACGATAGACAATTCGATGTATCTTATATGGGTGGGCCAGGTGCCGCTGCTGTTGCTAATAATTTAGCTGTAGGTAATCAATTTAAATTTGAAGGTGATGATCAAACAGTGTATACGATACAAAGTGTAGATATAAAATATTTATACAATCATACAACATGGAATCCTAGGATACGAACATCGTCAGGAATGACTACAAGTGATAATGTTTTTCCTGGTAATTTACCTGGTAATAGTGTATCAGAAGCTTTAGACGCGTTTTATGTTAATCAAGTGCAATCCACGTATGATGTTTTAAAAGAAAGAATAGAAAACTTTGGAAAAGCAAATAATAGAAGAGTTTGTTATATAGTTCAATTAGACAAAGATCCTACTGATCAAAACTATAATCCTCTTGGTACTAATAAAGCAGATGACAATACGTTCAATGCTATAAACTTTATAGATACTTATATAGAACCTGGAAAAAATACAATACCAACTTCACCGGCTATATTGGAAACAGAAGCTAAAGAAGATCAAGATTTAAATATATATTACGAAGTAAGTGATGCTTTACCACGTATATTAGATCTTACAGATGGTACTGGAAACTCTGGTTTAACTTCTAATTACAATGGTCCTGGAGGACCTATAACTGATCCAGAATCAAATAAAGGACATATGTTAGCACCTGTTGGTAGTAAAGTTACTATTCATGGGCCAGGATTGATAGATTATGGTCAGCAAATAGCAGAATTTCCAGAAAAAAAGTTTTGGTTAAAAGTTGAAAATTGGGATGGTAATATACTTTCTATTCATGGGCCAGGATTAGAAACAAATGGAGTTACTTTAGAAGATAATACCACTTTTTACCAAGGTAAAACACTAACATTTTGGAGAGAAGACAATAGTTATACAAGAGCAGCTATATTTGAATGTAGAGAACTTAGTACTAGTGGTATGTATGTTACTAAATTAGAAATATATCCATTGGTACATAATAGAAATACTGGTTTGTCTTATTATAATTGTTTTAGTTTTGGAAACGGAGTTGAATCTAATAGAATTAGAGATGATTTTAACGCCCCTATTATAAGACACGGAGTTAAAGCTTCTACTACTTTAGAAGAACCTTATGCAGAAGAAAGAAGAAAATATGGTCTAATATATTCTGGTTTATATAATTCAACATCTGGGGTTAATAATTTAAATCAATTTATTCAAGCTGAAAAGATCACAAAAGATATAAACCCTGTATATGGTAGTATACAAAAGTTATACGCTAGAGAAAAAGATTTAGTCACTTTATGCGAAGATAAAATATTACAGATATTTGTAGATAGAGACGTTTTATATAACGCAGATGGTAATCAACAACTTCTATCTACAAATCAAGTATTAGGACAAGCTCAACCATTTAGAGGTAATTATGGTATATCTACAAATCCAGAATCATTTGCCTCTGAATCATTTAGAGCTTATTTTACAGACAAACAGAGAGGAGCTGTACTTAGATTATCTATAGATGGTTTAACACCTATATCAGATGCTGGTATGCATGATTACTTTAGAGATCATTTAAAAGATGGATTAACTTTATATGGATGTTATGACGCGTATAAAAAAGATTATAATTTATCTATTAATTATGGGATGACTAACAATAGGGTTTTAAATACTATGTTTGATAAAGGTTTTACGAGTAACTCACAAACTAGTGGGACTGAATTTATTACTGATGGAGATTTTATAAATGCCCAACTCTTCCCAACTGACATCGTGTTAAACGGTACTTTTGCAGATCAACTTAATTGGATAAGTTCTAGCACCATCGGATCAATAACACATGATCCTAACGAAAACGCACCTCAAGATTTTAGTAGAACCAATATAAATGGCGTTATTAATGCGAGTGCTAATTACAATAATCAAAATCATAATGATGGAACTGGTGGTATAAAATGGTGGGGAATGATTTCGCCTGGTGATAGTATTTATCAAGATATACCAAGCTCGACAATTGGTGTTGGGGATTTTATTAATTTAAAATGGGATTTCTTTAAAATGTTTACTACTATACCTCCTGGTTGGAGTCCTGATAATAAAATAAAAGTTACTTTTACAAATGCTAATGGAGATGGTTTTCAAATAGCACCTAGTGAAATCAAATTTGATCAAACGCCTCCAAATGTTACAGAAATGCATTGTGATTTTAATAAACAAATTTCATCTAATTTTACATCGGCAGATCCTAGTATACCAACTGACAATTGGAGAGTACGTATGGAGTTAGCTAGTGCCACAGGCACACCTTGGTTAGGCAAGGAGTTTTACATAGACAATTTTGAAATTATAGAAGAACAAATTTCAATTCCTGATTGGACTCTAGTTTTTGGACCTGGTACTTATAATGCCAGTGATGACACTGTATGGTCACTTCCAATTCAACAAAACGTTACAATTCCTAACACTGGTATATATAGAATTACTGTTGATATCAGCCAAGTACTTGCAACTGGATGGTTAAGAGTAGCTGTTGGTGGAAATTACGAAAATATTAAACAGATATTAACACCAGGTACGTATAGTATTGATTTATATGTAGGAAACACCGGTGTTGTTCTATTTAGCATGGGTAATCTTGGTTTTTCCAGTGGCACTAATTATGGTGTTTTTCATATTGACTCAGTGTCATTACAAGAAGTGGTTAATTATGGTGGAGATGTTGATCACTGGGATTTAAATAGTGATAATGGTGATCCTGATAAGATATATACTTTAGAAACAGGTGGTGGAGAGAAGTTAGTAAAATTTGATCTTGCTCCAAAAGATACTTATTTACATCAAGAATTAATACCTACCAACCAAGTGTTAGACTTTGATAGTGGAAGAATATGTAGAGTTAAATTTTCTTATAATAAGCCTTATTTAAGTGGATCTAATCTAGGTAAGTTATATTTTAGACTATATAATGCGGATGGAGAAGGTTTTGATAGAGAAATAACAGAAGGTTCAGGAATTGTAGAGTTCGAGGCTGAAATAGGTGGTAGTAATACTAGTATTGCAAATTTACAAAATAGATTTGGTTTTTATGTTGGTTCGGATGATGTATTTACTGGTACAGTTGATAACGTGAGTTTAATTATAGACAGTAAAAACGATGGGAAATCGGTGTCTTATAATGAAAAAGCTAAAGGTTGGACAAGTTTTAAGTCTTTTGTTCCTGAAATAGGTATTAGTAGTGTTAACCAATTTTATACTATGAACTTTGGTCAATTATGGAAACATCATACTAATGAAACTAGAAATACTTTTTACGGTGACTTTACTCAATCTTCTATAAAACCTGTATTAAATACAAATCCAGAATTAGTTAAACATTTCAATACGCTAAACTACGAAGGTACACAATCTAGAATTGATCAATTTTTAACACACGAAGTTACTGCTGATCAACCGTTTCCAATAGGTGATAACTTAATAAATACCGGTGTTAATGTTTTTAATCAAATTAATGCACCTAACTCTAACGTAAGTTTTACAACACCTACCGCGGATAGTGTTTCTGTCACAGATTTACACGGTGAACAAGGACAGGCAGATATTATAGAAATACAATCAGATATTCTTGATGTAAATAAAACATATAGATTATCTTTTGATTTTAGTGTAACCGGCGCGAGTGGGCAATCCCACGTTGCGTTTGGAGGAACTTCTATTTCACCAATATTATCAACGGCATTAAGTGGTGTATTTTCTGAAGATTTCACCCCTACAAACACTATAGAATTTGTAAGTATAATTCATCCTAATCCAATTAATGGATTTGTAGAAGATGTTAATGTAGAGTTAACCAACATTCTTCTTCAAGAGTTAGACTTTACAACAGATGAGAACGATGGGCAATATTATAATTTAATAGAGAGAAAAGGTTGGTATGTATCAGACATACACACAGATAAACAAGAGGGAACATTAAATGAATTTATAGAAAAAGAAGGTAAATGGTTTAACTATATAAAAGGAACAGCAAATCACTTTGATCCCGCAGCGTTTAATTTCCAAGGTATAGGAACAGTTGAATCGGTTGATGGTGGTGTAGTTTTCGGTTGTACTAATCCTAACGCAACTAATTATGATCCTTTAGCCACCACGGATGATGGAACTTGTGGTTTCCCACCTGATAGTTTTGATATGCAAATTAGACCTTTAACTGGTGCATTTACTGGAGATGGAGCGGCTAGGGTTGTTTATATGGGTACTAATATAGAAGCCACTGGATTTACTTACGCTTGGTCCAATGGAGGAACTGGTAGTGAAGTAACTGATCTAGGCGTAGGACCTATTGGTCTTACATTAACAGATGGACAAGGAAATCAACATGTAGTACCTCACACGGCTGGACAAGATCCATCGGCACCTATGGTTATGTTCGACACGGTGACTGGCTGTACAAATCCAAATGCTACTAACTTTAATTATGTGGCTAATATGGATGATGGTAGTTGTCAAATATAATATAGATAATATAATATGGCTTTAATAACAAAAATAGAAATAGATACGTCGAGATTAAGAACTAGCGCGACTAATAGACTTTTAAAGGTAATTGGAGATGAAGATGCTAGATTTTGGGTTTATATAACTAGATCTTCTAATTCTCAAGCTTATAACTTTGTCACGAAATCTTTTTCTGCTACTATTAATTCTCAAAGTAGATTAAGAAATCAATCTCCTGGAATACTTAATTTATCTTTTCCAGCAGCGGCTAGTGGAGATACTTACACGGTACAAATTCATGCTGATGCTCATTCTGGAACTAGATTTAGTTTTGGTCAAAATAAATTATATTATTCATTCACATTAACACAAATTGGTAATTCTACCTTAACCTTTAAAAGTGTAGGAACAGGTTATGGGATAACAGATACTTCTCATGGGTCTTCGACTGGATCTACAGTTGATACTTTTGCTGGTATAGAAAGATCAACATTTGTTTTTAATAAAGCACAAATAACCTCTACTGCCGAGGATGAAGATTTTGGCTTTTTTATATCAACATTAAATTTAAAACCACGATTTGACGGTGATTTAAATTATGGAACTTGGGACGAAGGGGCTTTGTGTGTTCAGTACAGTAAAGTGGCTAATGGAGCTGGTACAAGTGCTACTTCTTTAGTTTTAGACGATGTTGATAATTTGCTTGTAGGCATGGAAGTAGCTGTTATAAATAGTGTACATCAAAGCGCTAGAAGAAAGATAACCGCTATTAACACTAGTACAAAAACAGTTACATTAAATGGTAGTGAAACATGGAGTAACGATCATGTTATATTATTTAGAGCTTTTGGAACGAGATTAATAAAAGCAGCGAGTGGTGCAAATATAACACTAAGTGACGCTTTTGTGGAACTAGGACAAACAACAACTGAAATAAGAACAGATATTACCGCGGATATTGCAGCTGGATCATCAATAAACGTAAGAGGAACAGCGGGTATATCCGCAGAAGCTACTATTAGAATGAGAGGATTAGCAAGAAATACTAGTTCTTCATCCTGTGTGGTTGTGTCTGTACCTACACCAAGTGCAGCTACAAATGACGGTGTTATAAGATTATCAAATGGAGAACTTGCTGCCAGTGAAGAAAGACCAATTAAAGCAGGGACAAAAATATACGTGGATGGTAGTAGTAATATAGTTTATTTATATGGTACAATAAGCATTAGTAAATATCCTTCTGCTAACGCAGATTTATTGATAGATATGACTAAAATATTAACCCAAGGATTACCAGGTTAGGATCGTAATTAAACTACAATAAATAACGTAATTAAAAACATAAGTATGATAACAATAGATTTTGTAAATAATATAAACAATGATTCGTTACAAGTAGGTGATTTAGCTTTTTTTATAACACACTCTAATGTTGGAGGTTTTGATACGTCTATAACTGCAGAAGAATACAATCCTCCAAAGTTAATTGGTCCTATACAAGCCATGACACCTAACTCAATAACAGTAGATGAAACAGTAGGAAATCCTACTCCGTTACCAACAAATAATGATTTTATAATGTTTGCGAAAGATAGTAGAATTAATTTATCAGGACTAATAGGATATTATGCTGAAGTTGAAATAAAAAATAATTCTGAAGAAAAAGCAGAGATGTATTGTATAGCTTCAGAAATCACACCTAGTAGTAAATAATGTATAAAAACTGTAATAATAGATAAAACAATATAATTATGGCAAATAAAAAATCATCACCAGTAAAATTCGTAAATGCTATGTTCGGCGGTGCTCAAAGAAGAAGAGAGCAATTTGCCGCAAATCAAGATCTTGGTCAAAAAATGGAAGACTGGGAAAATAGAAAAATGAAAAATCCTTACGCTGGTGTAAAAAATCCTTATGAAAATTTAGAGAACGTTTATGAGGACGCTCAAGTAAATTTAAAACAAGCTGAGTTTGAAAAAGAACAATCACAACAAGCTATGGCTAATATAATGCAAGGTATGCAAGGTGCTGCAGGTGGAAGTGGTGTAGCTGGTTTAGCGCAAGTTCTAGCTAACCAAGGAGTAAAACAGGCTCAACAATCTGCGTTATCTATTGGTGCTCAAGAACAAACTAATCAACAAAGAGCTATTGCTGAATCAGGTAGATTAGCAGAGCAAAAAGCTATGGGTGAACAAAAAAGAGCTTTAATGGAGAGAGAAGGTGAGAGAATGGTGGAAGCGCATGATATTAAAAAAGAAGAGCAAATGTTGGATTACGCAATGCAAAGAAAAAACGCATCGGATCAAGCTATTGCAGATGCTCAAGCGACAGTAGATAAATTTATTTCTGGAGCTGTTAGCACTGGAATATCAGCTGCAATTCCAACGCCTTAATAAATAATAAAATATGTCAGAAGATAAAAGAATAAAAAAGTATTTTGAAAATATGCCTTATGGTGACGATGCTAAGTCGTCAGAAATACATGGTAAGGCAAATCAACAAATTATAAATAAAACTATAACCTCTTTAGCTAAACAATATGACGCTTTGTTTTCTATCGGGGATAAATCAGGAGCACAAAACATATCTGATCTTATAAAAAACATTGCTAGACAACTAGATAATTTAAAAGCTATAAAAGAAGAGTTTGCAGTAAGTTACGGTGGAGGAGTTGGAGGTAAAAATACTTTTTCAAACTATACTGATTTAAATTGGGAAAGAGCGTTTTTTGGAGAAGTACCTGGAAGTTATATAACTATAGATGAAAATTATCAAATATTATGTACAGCTCACGATCCTAATGGTGTAAAAATAACTAAAACTATAAGTGATATAACTGAAAATTGGGTAATCAAAGGAACAGAAGAGGCTGAGTATATGAATGCTTATAAAGATTTAGTTAAACAAGGTCAAACAGCAGCTAAACACCCTGATTTTGATATTGATTGGACAGTAGATAATTTACTTATAAATAACGACGCTTGGAAAGTGTTTGTATCTGATAAAATCGGAGGTATATACTTTTTACAAGAGTGGATGCAACAAAATAAAGAAGCATTAATGAAAGGTGAAATAGAGGATAGTATGTTACATCCTGATTCTTTTGATCCGAATTACGATACTAGACTACATAAATTTTATGCTGATAGATTGAGAGCTGCGTTTGATTCAAGTTATCAAACTATAAGAGAGGGTAACAAATCTAGTTCAACTATACCTGGTAGAACAACTATGGAAGAAACAAAACAATCTGAGCAAACAAGCGGATCATCTCCAGCGGGAACATCTATAAAATTTGAAGATTATAAAATACCAAATTTACAATAATTTAATATGAGTAAATCAACTAAATCACCTTTAAAACATAATGAAGGAGGACACATGCTTCTCAACAAAGAGACTCATATAGCTCAACACGGTGGCGACGCTGTTGCGGCTGGTTATGAAGAGGCTATCGAAAGTCCACCAGTTGAAAATCGTGATCCATCTACTGGACAGGTATCTTATTCTTTTGACTTAAGTAAAATGTCAAATGAATCTTTGAAGGAAACAGAGGAAAAAGAAAAAAATAAATCAAAGTCTTTACTGACTCCTCAAGCAAGTCCATTAAGTGAAGAAACTAAAGTTAAGTTAGGTATAGAAGATGGTAGTTTTGAAAAACCCTTTAAAGGAGTACCACCTACAACTAAAGCCGCTACGGATGGTTCTTATTATTACAATCCAGGTGTTGATCAGTTATATTATTTTAACAAAGGTAAATATCAAAAAGTTTCTAAAGAAAGTGGTGTTACTAAAAAAGAAGAAAAAGAAGATAAATCTAAATTTATATATAAAGGTGAGGTTATTGACAATAAAGAAATCAATAAACTTGAACAAATAATTAATAAACCTAAAACAAACTTTAAAATTAATAATGAAGAAGTTAGTGAAGAAGATTTATTAAGTTTAGAAAACGGTAAAGTACCGTCAAAATATTTCCTTGTAGGTGTTCATTCTCCTGATTATCAAAAGCAAGTTATTGCTAGTTACAACAAATGGAAAAAAGATAATTACGGCGGTAAATCTCCTGAAAAAATAGAAGCGTTTAAAAAATTTCGAGACGAGCGTGCAGAAGCATTCGTAGCAGGCAAAGAAGATCGTCCTGAATATAAATATAACGATTTTGTATCTAAAGAAGAAAATGAAATACTAGAGATTCAACATAAGTTAAACAACTGGGGTGGTTTAGATAAGAAAGAAAGAGATATATTAAATTCTCAATTAGGTGTAGTTAATAATAAAATAAAGAAAAAAGAACTTGAAGAAAGAAAATTAAAAGGAAAAGAAAATTTTGAAGCAGAGGAGAATGTCATACCTTTTATTTTAGAAAACAAAGATGAAGTAGGTTTTGATAAGTTTGGAAAATATGGTTTTATGGTTCAAAATCCACTAGAAGTTGGAATAGTGAACATACTTGGTTACGATCTTGTTAAAGCGGAGTTAGATAATGAAAAAATAATAACTTCTCTTGACGGAGAATCAATGGTTTTGAATGGAGACGGTAAAGGATATGTAAACGGTGTAGAGGTAGATCCTAAACAATGGATGAGTGATAACGCTTATCTTTTTAAAGATAAAACAGAAGCGAACATTGAAAGAATACATAAGGGTAGTTTAACTCCTCTCCAAATAAGTAAGTTAGAACAAACTGATAAAAACTACGTTCTTAATACTATTCAAGATGCACATTTATCGGAGAAAGAGATGGAAGCAGCGTATCTATCTACAGTAACTCCAGTCGAGAATATCCATACTGGAGAAATGAAAACCCAACCATTTATAACGGATAGTCCTTATGAGTTACCTATAGCTATAGGAGAAGATATAAATAAAACAAGTCATATAGATATAGCTCTTAATCAAGCTAGTGGAGTAAGAGATCATGGTCTTTTAGATTTCGGAGAAGACGAAGATGAAGAAGTTACTAAACGTAATCTAACACCATATCGAAATAATCTAACTAACGCTATAAGAGATGTTGTAACACAGAAATTAAACGCTTTAGATAAAGAAAGAGGAGGAACTGGTAAACTAAATGGCATACAATTAGCTGAAAAATACCCTGATGAGTTTGAGATGTTACAATCAGAAGTTACCGATGAATGGCATGAACTTACTGGATTTTTAACCGATCAAGCCGAGTTGGCTGGAAGGTCAGACGAAGACGATGCATTTTCTACTAGTGATATTTATGATTTAGATGGAAATATAGTAAATCAAGATTTATTTGATTCACAACTTAGTAAATTACAAAATAGTGATACTTATAAATATTTATCTAAAAGAATTACAGATCAAAGAAGAATAGATCTAGTAAATATAAATATGACAAAAGCGATTGAAAATCCTTTAATGTTTGATCAATCTGTCTTTAATAAAGATGAAAAGCATGAAATGCTAATAGAAGAAGCTGCAGAAAAGGAGATAGAATTAGATGAAGAATATGCTGATTTATTAGTTATCCATAATACGTTAGAAGAAAAAGCTGATATATTAAGAAAGGATTTAACCGCAGAGGTTCATTGGTTAGAAGAAAATAGTGAAGATGCTGTTATTGAAAAAATAAAAGAAATACAATCTAGAGACTTTAAAACACAAGAAGAGGTTGATGATGCCAACGCAGAGATCAAAAGGATTTCAGATGATTTTATGGATCATGTTAAAGAATATCAAAGACTGCGTAACGAAGTTTTAGGTTTAAACAAACAAGCTGACGAATTAAGTATAGATTTTGAAGATCATTTTAAAGATGCTGAAAAATTTGCCGACTACTATAACATGCTTGATAAAAATTACTCTATAGGAGCTCAAATGGGAGCTAGTTTTATGACTGGCTTAACAGATTTAGGTATTGGATTAATTAGCGTTGGGGATATGTTAACGGATGTTGTTACACAAAGTTACGGAACAGAAGAAAGTTTCCTTCAAGAAGTAGCTAATGGTATGGACGAGTGGAAAAACGCAACGTGGGTAGACCCATATCAAGTTAGACCGACTTACGAACAAGCTAAGGTAAGTGCTGGAGATGCTTTTGAATGGGCCTGTGTTTCTATAGCTGGTCAAGGACCACAACTCGTGGGTCATGGTATTGCTACTGGATTACAGTTAACTGGAGCTGGCTTCCCAGCGGGTACAGCTTTGCAAATTGCACTTGGGGCTAGTGCTGCTGGTAATCAATATAGAGAATTTGAAGAAAACGCTTTATTATACAACAAAACAAACGGATTATACGGTGAAGATATAGATTTTTTAACAGCTTTCACGGCTAGTACTGGTGTTGGTGCTGTAGAATACGCTTCGGAGAGAGTTACTTTTGGTTTAGCTACTAAGGTTGGTAAAGGACTTCTTTCAGACGTTGGACAAGCGACTGGATGGAAATATCTTAGACAAAACGTTTTCAACTACAAATCAATGAGAAATTATTGGGGCGACGTTAGTCAAGAAGCAATTAGCGAAGGACTTGCTTCCCTTGGGCAGAATGGAGCGCAAATATTAGCAGGAAAAAAAGGAGTAGGATTATATGATAATGTTGAAGAAAGCATGGTTATAGGTGGTTTAATAGGTAAAACTATGAAAACCCCATTAATATTTAAGCACGCTATAGCTCCTTTTAGATCTCCTAGTAACGACGCTATATTATCAAGTAATCTTAGAAAGGTAAATAAACTCGGAATGGATTTATTAAATCCAGACTTAATAGATCAACATGCGAGTATTAAAGAAGAGATAGCTAGATTAACTCAGCAAAATGCTAGATTAATAGAAGAAGATATTAAACGTGTTGACTTATTAAATAACGATGAAAAAAGAGATTTAATAAATATAGAATCTGATAATAGAAAGTTAACTCAAGCTGCTAAAGAAATTCAAGAAGATAAAACTTTAACTAAACAGCAAAAACAACAGCAATTACAAGGAATAATTGAAAAATTAAATAAAAACCAAGTTCGTAAACAAGAGATAATAGATAAATATCCAGAAGTTACAGAAGCATATAAACAAACTATGGCTTCTGTTAAAAAACAAGGAAAATTAGTTGAAAAATATGGTGGTCCTAAAGTAGAAATAGAAGAGGGTAGTACTGAAAGATTTGGTGAGGTTTTAGAAGAAATGGGTGTAGATCCTGTTTATCAAACTAGATATGGTGGTATGATGCCAATATTAGATGCTGATGGTAATGTAGAAAGTTATAAATTATTTATTAATAAAGAAACCTCATTGCGAGATGGTATGTTTCATACTGGGGCTCATGAGTTTTTACACGGTGTAATGTATCAAACGTTAAAACAAGATATGGTTTCTCAAGATGCGGTAGGTACGGCTTTATTAAAAGCTTTGAATGATCAAATGTTAGATGCTAATGGAAATCTAAAAAAAGGAGCTGGTTTAAAAGAAGGTAGTGATTTTAACGATAGAATAAATGCGTATAGTCCACAAGAAGGACAAGGAGAAGAAATAGTAATGATAACTTCTGAAGCTTTATTAAATAAAGAAATAGAGTTAAAACAATCAACAAAACAAAAGTTAAAAGGTATATTTAGAAGATTTGCTCAAAACCACTTAGGAAGAGATATAAGATTTGATACAGATCAAGATCTTTTAAATTTCGTAATAGATTACAATGTATCTATAAAAAAGAATATACCTAGTAAAGCTATAATGAGAATGGCTGCTGAGGGGGCTAAAGGTAAACTAATAGATCAATATCAAAAAGATTTAGTAGATGCTAAGAACGAAACTGTTTTTTCTAAAAACGTTATACAAGAAATAACAAATAACCCAGATATAAAACAAGAGTTTGATCAATTTGTACAAAATCCAGATGGAAGTAAAAAATATAAAACTAAAGAAAGTTTTCAACAATCTGTAGAATTTTTCCCTGCTTATGACAAGATAGTTAACTCTAAGGTTTTAGATGGTTTAGTAATGGCTAACGTTTCAGATGTTGTACAGCCGTCTCAAATGAGTGAGTTTGTTAGAAACGTAAAAGAGAAAATAGGTGATAGATTTTTAAAGAATTTTAATCCAGCTGTAAACGATAGTTTATTTGGATGGTTAACAGGTGTAGCTGGTGGTAGAGGAGAATCTATTATATATAGAGCTAAAGGTGATATAATGAATGAGTATAGTAAACAAATTCAAGCTCAATCATTAGAAGCTCAAGCTGAGAAGAGTGCACAAATAGAAGATAAAGCGGATAAATCTTTAGAAATATTTGAAGAATTAAATCTTGAAACAGGTAGAGTAAAAGGACCTATAGGTATAAAATTATCTGAGAGATTAGGGCCAAAAGCTAAAGAAATAAATAATACAGTTAAAGAGATTGCGTCAGAAATGGATTTAGAAAATCTTAACTTTAAAACACTAAAAGATTTAACGCCTAATTTAACTCAAGAAATGTTTGGTATAAAACCTAAAGTAGGTAATTTAACAAAATCAGATATTAAAAACGCACAAATGTTTATTAATAAAAACGCTAGTACATTGATAGCTATGCTACCAGAAGGTTCTACCGCTAGTGGTACTTCAACAGGTGTTCAAAAGGTTTTATTAGACGCTTTTTATACTAAATCCGACAGAGCTAAAATGGCAGAAACTGGAACAAAAGCTGGTTTAGCTGTTCAAATTAAAAATGACAATATAACTCCTTCTGAATTTTTAGAGGTTTTTGGTATAACAAAAAGAGGAGAAGCTAATTTATACAAAAAAGATAGTAATACTAGTTCTAGAATAAAAGCTTTAGTTGCTCAAACTGGTAGAATGATGACTAATCAAGGTGTCAGAGAGTATTTAAACAACGAAGGTAAAATAAAGTTATCTGCTAAAATAGCTGATGGTAAAGCTAGAATGATGTTTAGTAATCCGCCTTCTGAAAAAATTAATAATCAAGATATAAGTAGTTTATTGTTAGCGACACAAAAAAGTTGGAAACAAATAGTTAAAGACAGAAAACTAACTCCTATAGATATGAATACAGAGCAAGGTAGAGCTTTGCTTAAAGAGTTTGTTGTTAATAAACTGTCTAAACGTTTACCTGAAATTTTCTTTAAAACATCTGGTACTTTTGATGGTAGTAGTAAGTCAATGTTCAATGAGCAAGGAGAACAAGTAAGAGTTCCAAAAGCTAATTTATTAAATAAAACAGTTGATGAAACAATAGCTATGTTTGCTGAAAACCATACATTTGGTCCTAGTGACGTTGATATAAATAATTTACTAATAAAACCAACTCAAAGCAAAACTAACTTAGAAAACGCTGAGTTCAAGGCTTCTAAATTAAGAGGGTTTAAAAAAGTATTAAACGTTTTAAATGAAATGATACAAGAAGACAAGGCTAATATACCTTATGTAGCTGCTTTGTTGTCTTCAACTAGTTCTAATCAAGGCCATTTTATGAGAAAAGGTTCTTTATTAGAATTTATCAACTCGTTAAACGAGGCAAACGTAGAAGAACATACACAAGCTGCTAGTGATTTTGGTAAGTTTATTCTTAATAGAATGATAGAGGGTAATTACAATAACTATATAGATTTAGCTTTAAACGCTTATACACAGGGTTCTTTACCAAAAAGATTTGATAATTTACTTCAAGATCCAAATGGTGAATTTAATTATAAAAATAATGCTGGTGAATACACTTACGCTATATTAGTAGAAGGAAAACCAGTTTGGATTAGATATTTTAATCCTAATGTAAATAATAATCAAGATGGTATAAATCCTAATGTTTTAATATTAGCTAACGGTAATACAGTCGCTCAAGAATTTGGTGTTGGGGTAGATATTAGCTTATATAATGATCAAAATGTAATAAATAAACAACAAGATTTATTATTTAAAATATTTAATGGTGACATAACACAATCGCAAGCTTCTGCAGAAATTAAAAAATATACTACTAAAATAAAACCTATAGCACGTACAGAGAATGTTAAAAACGCTATAGTGTTTAGTAAAGCGGTTAATAACGCTAGAGCGATAAATAAAAATACTGAATCTAGAGGTATGTCCGCTTTTGATTTTGATGAAACGTTGATAGATAAAGGTAAAAATGTTATTACAGCTAAAAAAGGAGATGATGTTGTTGTTATTACCTCTAGTCAATGGCCGATACAAGGACCTCAATTAGCTAAAGTTGGATATGAATTTGATTTTAGTGATTTTATA